AGGAACTGTTAAAACACCTGTTGAACTGTCGTATGAGGCGCTAGAGCCAGCAGCACCTGTGGCTGCTGTCAGACCAGTGATGTCATCTTTGTGGCCTTCAGCTTCGAGTGCTGAAGCAGCAGCTGCGTCACGGGCATTCTCAGAGGCAGACTGAGCGGCTTCTGCTGCAACTTTAGCAACACTAGAGGCCACGTTTGATACTTCTGAAGCTGCTGCGCTGGTTGCACTTGCTGTGGCACTAGCGGCGCTTTCAGCGGCCTTGGATACGGAAGTGTCAACGCTGGTGGAAGCACCTGACGCAAAGGATGAAGCTAAGGTTGCAGAGGCAGCAGCAGAAGTAGCTGACAGAGCCGCTGCGTTCTTACTGTCCTCAATTGCACTGATATTGTCGGGCACCACTGGGTTAAGAAGTGGAGAGTTTTCTGGGTCAACTGGTGTAATATCAGGATTGTCAGCTGTGACACCAGTATTGCTGTAAAAGGACGATTTAGCCATGGGGCACCTCAGTCTGTAAACGAAGTTGTGGGACGCATAACTTGAGACATCCCAGAGGTTTCCGCACTGTTAGCTTGGTCCTGGATTTCAAGTAAAAACTGGGCGGCTTTACCCTCAAATACCTGGCCGCGTTCATCTAAGAAGTAATCAGACGCATAACTCAGAGCCGTGTAAGTCAGTAAATCTGACGCAATGTCAGTGATGACGTTTGTAGATGTATCGGTAGTTAGGGCATCAAACTCCCCATAGTAATTCAAAAAGATCGTACCTGATGTTGGCTTTGGAGTGATCTTTATAACTTCACGTTCTCTACTGAAGAATTGGGGGTTTCCTACAGACCCTGATTGTTGGGCGGAAGCCATCTCATGCATTGGAATTCTTAACAGAGAAACACCGGCAAATTGAATGTCAATGATCTCAATCAGGTTAGCTGGCATCACAATCTGACTTAGCGCAGAACCTGACGATACTGAGTAAGCCTGCTGTTTCTCCATGGATGGAATGCGTAGGACCCTCTGTATCCGAGTGAGAGCCTGGTCAATGAAGGTGTCGGCCAAGGCATCACTGCAATCGCTACGGTTAAGAAGAGCAATGAAGTGTGCTCGTATTTGGCCTTTATTCATCTAGGTGATCCTTTTATTAGCCACTGGCTTAGGTTTGGCTTTAGGCTTTTTTGCGGTCAGTGCAGCCTTTGCAAAAGCAGCATCGGTAGGAGCACCTTTGGCACCTTTCCGACGCATAGTTTTACCAGCAGCACGTTTGGCGTGGATGTTTGCATAGAGCCCCTTACCCATTGGATTTGTCTGGGCGCATACAGGATCCGTTAAGACCACAGGTGGTTGGGCTTTTGCATGTTTTGCACGGCTTGAAGCCGCCCTTGTTTCCGTATGCCATTCTAGATCCTTTTGTCTGTAGTTATGAAAGCATCGAGGCTCTCATCTTGGAGCCGCTTAATGATCTCAGCGCCGGTGACCTCGTAGATGTTGAAGCCTTCACGGGTCCACTTCTCGATGACTGCTGTCGGGATGGATGCTACGCGCATCATGTCACCGATCGGCATCTGAGAGCTTTCGTTCCTGGCGTCTTTAAGATCATCCAGGAAAGCCTGGGAGATGTGCTGGGTGTGCTTTGCGATCAACTCGCCTGACTGTTCTAAAAAGTCAGTTGTGACGCCGACCAACTTAGTGGTCGTGCCTTGTGTAGTATCTGTCATTTTGGAGGGTCTCTCTTTAAGAGTAGGGGGGTGGGGCCGCCCAGGCACCCAGGTAAAGGAGAGCAAAACCCCTGGATGGACGGACGGCCCCTACACGGGCCTAGGAAAGGCCTGTGATCTTGACGCTATCGCCGAAGTTACTGTGTTTGCAGGAATATTCGCCGACCACGTAATGGCGATCTGAGTCACCATTTTTCGAAAGTAGTGTACGCGTGAATGGGCGCAGAACACACTGTTTGAACATGGTTGGGTCAATCAGCAGCGCATGTGATGACTCAAGGTGGCGATTGAGAACCACTTTATATTCGCCAAATGGGGAAATATACAGATCCACCACATTGGTCAGGGTCTTGCCCTGGGCGATTTCGCGGTTACGACCAGCAGATGCTGCAAAGCCAGCGACGATGGTACTGTCAGCAGCCTTGATCATAAACACAGTCGGATCTGAACCATTGTCATACGCAGTTTGACCCGCTGTCAGGAGCTTGGCCTCTGTAAGGGCGTCCGATGCATTTGCACCGGCGTCTACCGCTGTAGAGATCTGATTGATCAAAGATTGCATTTTACGCGCTGTAGTTGCGTTACCTGCGACAGCTGCTTGGTCTACACCTACATAGCTGAATTCTAAGTCTTTCTTGATATTCTTGAGCGTGCGACCAAGCTGGTATGCGGTCTCCTTGGCGCGTCCATGGGTGCGGACGGCGTCTGAAGTTGCACTTATTTTAAAGCTTTCAGATAAGATCTGCGTATTATTGGTACGCTCAGTTACATCTGTCAAAGTGACATCAGTGGAGTCGGCTCCCTCGACCTTTGCATTCGAGGCGGCAGCGCGGAGGCTGTCTTCCAAGAATGAGAAAGTACGAGCTGATACCTTTTCAGACTTCATCATTGAGGTCATTGGGGTGTCAGTTGGGGTGATATCCATGATGATATCTGAAACGTCCTCGGCCTGGCCGATTTGGTTATATGTAGTAAAAGTTGTCATGGTATTAGTACCTTACATGAGATGGGATCAATCTTCCCAGCGGCTCATGAGGGCATCAGCAATGTCATCCATGTCACCCACGCGGCTTGTGTTATCGCGAACACGCTTTGCGGTTGCTTCACGCTTCCGAGTGTTAGTGTCAGAACGTGAGGCTGGTGCTTTGTTAGATCTTAGAACTTTACCTTTGGTTGTTTTGACCTTCATCGCTTTGGACTTCTTGGTCTTTGCAGCGACTTTGGTTTGGTCATACAACCGGGCTTTGTTCAAAAGCATGATGACATTCGGGTCAACGTATTGATCGACCGCTTCTCGAGGTAGACCAGAAGAAACAGCGTATTCTCGGATATCGTTGTACATTTCGTTACCCCAGTCTGGGATCTGCTCTTGAAGTGTTTTGATACACTCCTGGGCAGCCTCTTGCTGTTTGGCTTTGAATTGCTGTTGGTTCTCTTGGTAGAAGGCGCTGGCCTCTTCCTTGAGAAACCGGAGATCCGATTCTGCTTCTGAAGCCTCACGGCGCAGAGCCGCAAAGTCTTCGACCGACATAGACCTGCTGGCAACTAGCATATCTAGTTCAGCGTATGGTTTATTTCTGGCCTCTGCTCTCTCTAAGAGCTTTTGATAGCTGATGTCCGCACGATTTAAGGCGTCATCCGCCTCTTTCCGTTTGGAAGCTACTTCTTGAGACTTTCGAGTGAGAGATGCCTCTTGGCCATAAAGTCGTTTAAGATCTTTTAAAGATGCCTGTTTTGTTTCCCCATCAACTGCGATTTCAATAACGCTTTCGTCGGACAGCTCGACCTCTTGGAGGTCTTCGTCTTCTTGGTCATCATCCTCGTCAGCTTCATCAGGGTCCTCATCAGGGTCCTCATCAGAACTTTCGTCTTCTTGGTCATCATCATCTTCATCAATATCATCCGGGGCCTCTTCTGTCTCGTCAGTGGCCTCGGCTGTCGCCTCTAGGTTCTCATCTTCAGATAGGTCTTCACCGTCTGACCAGCGATCTAGAATGGCATCTGCTGCATCTGAAACATCTTCATATACAGTCGAAGGGGTAGCTTGTTCTTGGACGTTACTCATGGTCCTTTAGCTCCTCTTGGCGGGTGTCGCCTTTTGCAAGGATCTCATCTCGGACGGATACTTGCTGTTTCAATGTGTCAACCACGTCCACAAGTGCGCGATAGTGGTTGTACGCTTGCTCTCTCACCTGCCCCTGGTCGGGGCTTGTGTTTACAAACGTCTGGAAAGAACGCTCGACCAGGCTGTTGATGACCTGGTTGAACGCGGGTTGTGACAAGACGGCAGAAGCCGCCTCGCCAGTTTCGACAAGTTGCTCTTCTTGGTTCATGCTGCTCTCTTAGGTTTTGGGACTTAGCCCGTTGGTGACGCAATCCCTCGGACATCTTCAGCATTTCTGAGGATCTCAAGTTCAGCCAAATCGGTGGCCGTCTTGTGTTCCAACTGTGCCTCTTTGAGGTCGATTGAGTCGGATTGTATTGCGAAGCCGCGTTCAGCCTTAGTACGCTCTAGTTCAAGTTTTAACTGTGCGATCTGTGCGTCTGTTTGCTGTTTAAGCTCCGCAATCTGGGTTTGTCTCTCTTGTAGCTCTAGCTGCTTCTGCTGCATTTGCATGGCCATCTCTTGTGCCTGGTCAGGCTGTGGAGGTGGCAGCTGCTCCGGTGGCGTCAGGTAATCTGCGACATTCTTGATGCCGTTGTTCTCCATGACGTGAGACATTAACTTATATTGGTTCTGAGGCTGATACATTGTCGCCAGAGTTGGATCCTGTGACATCAACTGGTGGAGTGCCAGGTACTTCTGAGCTTCTTCCACTTGCTCACCATAACCGAGGTGCATTTCAACCAGGACATCACGTTTTGATCCCCACTGGCTCGGTGACACCTCAACATAACTACCGGCCAACTCAACAATTTCCTGGTCAGGCACGTTCTCGATCACCAGGCGATAGATCATCTGGTAGAGCGGCTTGAGGAAACCATTGGCGAAGTTCCGGGCAATTATCTTTTGGCGCTGCTGGGACATAGTCGCCAGCTGCTCGACCATAGCTGCACTATTCTGCTTGCTTATGGCATCTTTATTCAGGCCCTGGCTAAGACGGGAGACGCCTGTGGTGTCCTCTTTGTCGTCGTCCAGGAGCTGTAGAGTTTGGAACACAAAGGGGTTCAGGGACGCCTGAGGCATAGGTGCAATAGCATCAGGACGTGAGACATTTACAATTCCGCCTACGCGGTTGTCGATTAGTTCCTTTGGGTTAGTCAACCCACCCTTGGTCACCATGTACCGTGGGTTGTTGGTGATCATGGCGTGATCGAGGATAGACCGGGTTAGTACTGTCCGGGCGTTCTGGATTGGAATGACCTTGGAACCAAAGTTATTACCAAAGAATGCATGGGGGATTGGTAAGGGCACAAAGGCCACGAAAGGCTTGTGATTAACCTTTTCCATCTCGAGAACTACGTTGCCAGCTTTGACAATCCGGTAAAGCTCTGCAACGCCGGTAGCGTCGGGGTCGAGCATTATGTAGTTCTCATAGACAGTGACCTGGCGGACCTGGTCCTGGTATCCTTTTGTGTTGAAGCCCCTGTCGTTTCCTATCTCTTCGTGGCGTGCAAGGACCTCTGGGTCGGTCTCCATCTCAACGTCAGAGTGATCTCCGATCTTCTCAATCTTTTTCTCATCATACCCCATCTCGCGGAGTTCTGAGATTGTCTTTGTGGTCCTGTGGGCACAGAATACGACACTGTCTAAATCTCGTGCCTGTGGCTCAATAATGAACTCTTCTGGGGCAATACTCTCGATGCATACTTTGCTGGCATCGGTCGTAATGCGTAGTTCACCTGAGTATAAACCGAAGTCCTCAACCAACTCCTCGATCTCGACATCGTCGCGTACCAGGATAGCGTCAAGTTCCTCTTCGGTTAGATCGGTCACCTCCTCAATATGACTTTCATCGCCATAGTAATAGAAGACTTTGGCAATGCCTGCTCGAGCAATCAGACCATCGTGGATAACTGTCTGCATAATCTCAAACAAGTTGTTCTGCCGGTTAGCAACGTAGTCACAGTATTCCGTAGCGATCTCGGCGATCTTTTGGTCATCTGCGTTCTGTGGTGCAAACCGAACCGTCTTATAGCCAGTGCTGAAAGTCTCCAGCAGGGCTGCCTTCATGCTCTCCACAGTGTCATAGACATCCATGGATACATACTTTGAATTACCATCGTGCGCTGGGCGCGGGAGTGTGGCATTATAATAGTCTGTGACGCGCTTGCGTTCACGGCTGATCTGACTGTCGTAATACCCAACGCTGCGGCGGATGTTGTCATCGAGGATTGTGACAATCTTATCGTCGTCCAGCTTCTTGTATTCGTTTTTATTCATGATCAAACCATTTCAATATAGTAGTCATCAGATGACTGTATGGGTTCCCACGCGCCTTCGTGGATGTGGTTAGCGAGGGCTAAACTCATTACGCAATCATCAAAACAACCAGCTTCTGCCTCCATGCCGCCGGTGGGGGTGACAATGTAAGTGAGCATCTCTCGGATCGTTGTTTTGTCGTTTAGCTCTAGTTCCCCCTCGCGCACACACGCGCGCAGCTCATCGATGATCAGGGGCTTGGTTTTGGAGGTGGTTGTGAAGCCCAGCTTGAGGGTCTCTTTCTCCGTTAACTTGTCCACCTGGATCTCGGTGTAAAAGTTTGGATATGCCATGTCTTTGCCCAACCTAGTGCAGGTCAGGATACCGTGGCTGTTGTTCTCTACAATGATGAAAGCAAAGTTAAAGAATTCACCTAGCTTATATAGAACTGTTGCGAAGTAATCCGGGTGAACCCGTGCTCGATAGGTCGCAACCTGGCGTTTCTTACTGTCTAGAACCTGGGCAACTGAGTAGTCCCCGCCCCGGACGCCCATAGCAACGTCAGCGCCGATTGTGTATTTCTCACCAGGGTCTAAAGTTCGGTATAGAGTAAGCTCACCGCGTACATTCTCGAGCCAATCTTCACCCTCTAGTGCCAGGCGCTTCTTAGGCTCCTCACAGGCCTCTAGACGCTCATGTAGAGCCTCTGGGCTAAACACTGGCCGTCCGGTCGTCAGGAAGGATTCTGAAGGCTCTGCGGGATATTCTTGACGATAAAGATCTATGCCGTTCTGGGCGATCTTACGGCGACGAAACATAAGTTGCTCATCGTCTAAGTCGTACTTGGCAACCAACTCTTCTTCTTCAGGTGTTGGCTCAAAGTTCTCAGGGACAGGCTCCCTATATTCAGGGTCGAGGAACCAAGGGATGAACACTGGTACATAGCCATTGGTTCCCTCAACGGCACCTTTCCAGAGATCATAAAAGATACCACTTACGCCATTCGCAGTGCTCTCGACAAAGACAGCGGTCCCTGGCTTATTCGGTACAGCCTGGGTCATCCCGTTCCAGTTCTCGAGGGCGGTAGACTTCTGCCAAAAAGCAAGCTCAGAGGCGTGAACGTGTGTGAGGGTCTCACCACGGCCAATGCTTTCACCCCCCGCCGTCGCAACAACAAAAGAGCTGTCCAGGACATCGAAGGTAAGTTCCCG